ATTAGACCGATATATCAAAGATTGTTTAAGAAAAAGAGACGTAAAAAATCGCGAGTCCTAACAAAAGGGCAAAAATCGCGTCGTTGGTCTCTAAATATAACTCATAGGAAGTACAAGCCATGATAGGACTGGAAGCACTAGAAGGAGAATTCGTTATCCGAGATAACGATGAAATCATAAAACTGTCGAGGGTAAGGGATATACCTCCCTCTTTCGACCATCTGATTAAGTTCGCTCCTACTCCTCCAGAACCACCCCATGATGTAAATGATCATGTGGAGATGAGTAAATATGCAGAGTACTTGCAGGAGTTAATGACAAGGGAACGAAAATGACCAAATACGAGTTCGAGTACGATTCATGGTTTAGAGATGATATACCAAAGGCACAATACGGAAGTCTTCAGTGTTGGATAGAGAATGAGAAGACAAAACCATGGACGACCGCATACGATATGACCATTCATAGTATAATGTATAATATAGCAGTTAAGAACGGATTACTAACAGAAGCATATGGCAGTAACCATCACTCCTGATGGAACAATAACGTTCCTTACGGATATAACTAGACCTAACTTTGCTATGAACCAGACAGTGAGTGCATCTGCTTCAGCGACTTCTCCTAATGTTGCAGCAGTAACCAATGTTACCGCAACTGTAGCTGGTACACAACCTGACCTAGTAATTACACCTGGCACTACGTCTGTCAATATAGGGGGTTCGATATCAGATCCATTCCTAGATGTATTTAAGTATGTGGAGCAAGGAGAATCAGATAAGACATCTACCCCTGTGACAGTTGAGCGACTGGTTAACATGCCCCCAGATAAGGTAATGTTTGACCTCCAACAGGATAGTACATCGTACGTAACTGAAACTTTTACCGTAACGGTACAATGGGAGAGCGGTCCTGTAGGGAATCTGACTGCCCAAGCACCCGCATCCTTCACACTTGAATTAAAGATATATAATGAGTGGGAAGGTATACGTTCCTTTATTTCAAACTATTATTAATATGCCAGCAGTAACACGAGTAGGAGACGCAGATGTAGCCCATTGTTCTGGAATGTCCAGAGCACAGGGTTCTGGTAACGTCTTCTGTAATGGTATTCCTGTCTCCAGACAAGGAGATAAGAACACCACACACTTACTACCAGGCTCACCGTGCCCTCCTCACAGTGCAGCCATATCAAGTGGTAGTAGCACAGTCTTTGTAAATGGCAAAGGATGTGGTAGAGTAGGAGATGCAACATGTACAAGTGTTGCAGCAGGTTCACCAAACGTATTCGCAGGTTAAATTATGGCAACTAGATATGCAATGGGTCTTCCAACAATTGAAGCAACCCCAAAGAAAACAAGACAAGGTAGAGGGCAACATACTAAGTATAGTGCTACCTCTCGTAACAAAGCAAGAAAGAGGTATCGTGGCCAAGGCAAATAGAATCGTAGACGGAAAAAGGAATGCAAATATTCCTGTAGATATGTCTGATCACTTTTACGATCATGGCAATGAGTACTGCAGATATTTAATTACCGATCCTAGATCAGATAGGAAGGTAAAGAATGTTAAAAAAGAAGTATAAATATATCTGAAGGTTAACTTTTGATATAAATGTCGATAATATCGAAGTCGTTTCGTGACTTCTCATTGACTTTTGAAAAGAATGCAGTGACAAATGATGTTTTGTCATTGAAGAATGAAGCAGCCATCAAGGCATCGGTGAGAAATATTATCATGTATAACTTTCATGAGAAACCATTCGACCCTATGTTCGGTGGTAACGTAGTAGGATTGCTATTTGAAAATGCAAGTCCAACTATGGCTGCTGATCTACAGTCTAGAATTGCAGATACAATTAATATACACGAACCAAGAGTTGCTCATTTAGAAACTAAAGTTAAATGGGAGGAGGATCGTAACCAACTAGACGTATCAATTCGTTATGTAATCTTAGGAATACCTCCTAAGGTAGATTCACTAGAGCTTGCATTGAAACAATAATGTCATTTCAACAGGTCAATGCCTTAGAATTCAACGAAATCAAGGCACAAATTAAAGATTATCTAAAATCACAATCACAGTTTAGCGATTATGACTTTGAAGGATCGTCAATGACGGTGCTTTTAGATACTCTTGCGTATAATACTTACTATACAAGTGTAAATGCTAACCTTGCAGTCAATGAAGGTTTCCTTGAAACGGCAGTTTTACGTGAAAATGTTGTAAAACTAGCAAGAATGCTTGGTTATACACCTCGTTCTGCACGTTCTAGTAAATGTACTGTGACAATTAATGTACAGACACAGGTTACAACCAATGCACAAGGTGTAATTACTAAAGGATATCCAGAGAGAGTTACTTTACAGAAAGGATTGGTAGTTAATTTTACAGGTTTAGATAATAATAACTTCGTTTTCTCAATTGGACAAGACGTAATACAGAGTGTAAATAGCGAAACAGGAATTGCAACCTTTACTGGAATTGAATTATTTGAAGGAAACTTCCTTATAGACACATTTGTGCGTGATACTTCAGAAAGACAGCGTTTTATTTTACAAAATGAGAATGCAGATACGTCTACTTTACGTATTGAGGTCACTTCTGGAACTGTCACAGAGCGTTATTTGCAAGCATCAGACATTACAAAGATAGATTCTACATCAAAAGTCTTCTTTTTAGAGGAATCTGAGTATGGAAGACCCGAAATTCAGTTCGGAGACGGTATTGTTGGTAGAGATTTGTTAAATGGAGACGTAGTAAGTGCTACTTACACGACTTCTAGCGGTATTGGAGCAAATGGATTGCTTCAATTTGACAATATTGCGACATTTATTGATGATGAAGGTCAATCCGTGACTTCTGGAATCACAATTTCACTAACTGAGCGTCCAGAAGGCGGTAAATTTGCAGAAACTACGGAAGCAATCAAGTTTTCCGCACCTAAATTCTATTCTGCGTTCGGTAGAGCAGTTTCTACGCAAGATTATGAAGCGATTATTCCAAACATTTACCCAAATGTAGCCTCAATTGCTTGTTATGGTGGTGAAGAAGCGTCTCCTCCGCAATTTGGTAAGGTATTTTTGGCAATCAAACCAAAAAATGCAGATAAATTGTCTCTTTCGGAAAAAAATGTGGTATTGAAGCAGCTCAGAGAGTATTCTGTAGCAGCAGTTCAACCAGAAATCATTGATCCGTCCATATTATACATTGATATTGACAGTTTTATCTACTTCAACCCTAATATTACACGTAAGGATGCAACTCAAGTTAAAAATGCGGTGATTTCTACCCTAATTGCACTTAATAGTGGTGCTGAATTTAATAAATTTGGTGGAAAGTTCAAATATTCTAAGCTTCAGAGTATAATTGATAGTGCAGACGTTTCAATTACGTCGAATATCACTCGTATCAAGATGAGAAAGAACGTCCTGGTTACTTTGAACGCACGAGTGAACTATAAGATATGCTACGGTAACCGCATTAACCAAGGAACTGCCGCACAACCCACTGTTTCTTCTTCAGGATTTGTTATTTCTGGTGATACAGTTAATACTTACTATCTCAATGATGATGGTGCAGGTTTACTAAGACTCTTCTATATCAAAGGAACTGGTGAGAAAGAGTACATTGGTGGTTCTTGGGGTACTGTTGATTATTATATGGGAGAGATCGTAATTAACGATCTAGTGATTACAGCAACATCTGCTTCTGGTAATAATCTACAAATTATTGCAGTTCCAGAATCAAATGACCTTATATCTTTACGAGAAACCTATTTAACAATAGGTATAGATAATACGACTGTTAATGTTGTTGAAGACACTATCAGTAGTGGTTCAAATCTTTCTGGTACTGGAGTTGTACCAGAGTCCAGTTATAGTTAACAAGAATGGCAACTAATCAATCATCTTGGAAGGTCGGTCAGTGGACTACACCAACCACGACGGTTACAACTCAACCTGTACCGTCTGAGGTTACCGCTGAATCGAGATCTCAAATATCCCATAATATTTCTGGACAGTTTGCTGCATTCATTCAGGATGAATATCCTACGTTTATAGAATTTGTTAAAGCATATTATAAATCACAAGAATTAAGAGGATATTGTTTTGATGTTATTAATAACTGGGGTGATTATTACAATATTGATAATTATGGAAGTTTAATTGTCGAAACTGACTTAATTTCTTCAATGTCAACTACTTCTACAACTGTTGACGTTACTTCAACTCGTGATTTCCCCAATGAAGGTCTTTTGATGATAGATGATGAGATCATTTATTACAAAAACAAGGGACAGACTATTTTTAATGATTGTTCAAGAGGATTTGACGCAGTAAAGGCAGTTGGAAGTGCTAGTCAGTACGTTTTTGGCGAAACAACTGCTGCAGAACATGCTCTAGGGGCAAAAGTTATCAACTTGAACAATATTTTCCCAATTTTCATGTTGGGACAGTTCAAAGATCAGTATTTGTCCACTTATCCAAAGAATTTTGCAGATGGAGTTACTGAATCTACTGTAATTAAGCGAATTAAGGACTTTTATGCGTCAAAAGGTACAACTAGGTCTTTTCAGTTCGTTTTAAGAACACTTTTTGGTGTAGAATCAGAAATTTCATACCCAAGAGACAGAATCTTCAAACCATCGGACGCATTATTCACTGCTAGAGAGGTAATTCGTGCTACAGCGGTTAGTGGAGACCCTACAGCGTTAGTTGGGGAAGTTTTATATCAAGAAAACGATCCAAGTGACCCATATGTCAATGAAGCACGTATTTACGTTAAAGGTGTTCAGAAAGTTTTCACTTCTTCAGGAGAAATTTTTGAAATTGACGTAGATACTAATAATTCTTCAGGAACCTTTGTAACACCTTACAAAACTACTATTGCATCAGATGTAAGCAATGCATTAGACTTTACAACGATCACAGTTGATAGTACTTTAGGGTGGCCAGAGTTAAATGGGCGTTTTAGAGTTCAAGATGAAATAATAAGCTATGAAAGCAAAACTGTTAACCAATTTCTTGGATGTACTCGTGCTAGAGAGGGTACAACTGCTGATGAGCACATTGCAGGTCAAGAAGCGTTTGCTGCATTTAAAATTTATGGTAAAAGTAACGTAGATGGGTCTGAAATTCAAATAAAAGTATTTGGTGGAACAAGAGGGATTAGTCTAACTAATGGTGGTAAATATTACCTTCCTCAGAGCAAGGTTACGACCCCTTTAGCACCTGGTTTTGATAGTCTTGACCCAATATGGGGTTCTTTCCAATATAACGTTAGAAGAGCACTTAGAGGGGTTACTGCAGAGTTAGGAACACCTGCTGCTAATGGTTCTGTTCGTGTTACAGTTACCACTAAGGAAAAACATCGTTTAAGAAGAGATGACAAGGTTAGAATCCTAAATGCTGCAGAAGATATCTATAATAACGAACATGATGTTGTTGGTATCGTAGATGACTTTAAATTTGAGTTTATTCTTACTAGTGCACCTACTCAACCTATATTATCAACAGATGGTGAATTTTTTATCTCTAGAGAGTTTGCATTTGGTACAAGTGTCTACACATCTATCAATGGTATAGTTTCTCAGTACACTGCTGATGTACAGAACGTATATAAGTCATCTGAGCATGCAATAGTCGCTAGTACAGGTATACCATCACATCCAATAGGTCCTTTTTCTGTAACAGACCCAGATCCAGGAAATCAAAGATATTTGAAGAGAATTCCATTAGTTCCTTCAACAAAAAGTACAAAAACACCAACTCCTATCGGACAAGTTGGAATTGGTGTAAATGGAGTTCCATTTTTCTCATATAAAGGAAATAACACTAAAAAGTTCGGTGGACTTGCTTCTATCACAAAAAATGATGGTGGAGATGGATATGATATCGAAAACCCACCTACAGTTGAGTTTGAACCCGATTATAAGTTAAATACAACTTATGCAACTGGCAATGTTGTAAAATATGATGATAATGGCACTGTAAGAAGATATAGAGCACAGAATCCTGGTACAAGTGATAAAATCACATATCCAACCCATACAGGTGGCAGTGTTGAACATGGAACTGTTACTTGGGAATATTTGGGTTTAGGAGCATCAGCGGAAGCTCTTATTGATGGTAGAATTATTGCTATCAACGTAACTAGCGGTGGAGGAGGATATACCCGTCAACCTATCGTTTCTATTACTGGTGGTGGTGCACCCAACACTACACAGGCAACTGCTGTCGCACAAATTACTGATGGTAGGGTAACTGGTATTGCAGTGACATATTCAGGTGCTGGTTATACCAAAGCTGCATATCCACCTAACATATCCATCAGTGGTGGTGGCGGTGTAGGTGCAGCTGCTAGTGCTGTTGTACGTGGACCTATTGATGCAATAAGCATTACAAATCCAGGATCTGAGTATACTTATGAACCAACTATTGATTTAAAATCTGGTAGTGGTGCTGTAGGTTATGCATCCATTCTTAATGGAAAGATTGAGAGTATTATTGTTACATTTGGTGGTGCAGATTATTTTGGTTCTCCAGACGTTGTTATTACTGGAGATGGAGTTGGTGCTACTGCATTTGCTGTTGTAGATTCAGTTAGTAGACAAGTTACATCAGTTACTGTAACAAACAAGGGAGTTGGGTATACAACAGGTAATACTCAAATTAATATTGTGTATCCTGGTGATGGTGCTAGATTTACAACCAATTTAACTGAGTTAACTTACAACGAAGCAGCAACTGCAGATGAGATTAAAAAGAATGATCCTAATGCTGTTTTCTCAGATAGAAAAATTGTAGACGATGCTAACGGTACAGTTGTAAGAGGAGAAAATATTGGAATATATGCTGGTGAATATGGATACTTCTACACTCCAGATAATCTTAGATATTACCTAGGAGATAGTATTGAATCTAGAATTCCTACTGTACAAGATCCCTCTCCATGGATAGAACAGACTCCTACAGGACATTCTCCTATTATAGGTTGGGCATATGATGGCCATCCCATATATGGACCTTATGGATTTGAAGATCGACAAAATCAAAACCCATATAACTCATATATTCAACCAGCTAGTAGTTATAGAATAAAAGCATCTAGAGCGTCCATTCTAAGCGGTCTGACAGACCCTATGGGAACGTTTATTGAAGATTATGAGTATGTGGAAGGTCTAGGTGATTTAGACCGTTATAATGGTAGATATTGCGTAACTCCAGAATATCCAGAAGGAGTTTATGCTTATTTCTGTACAATTGATGGTGTTAGTGGTGCACCTAAATTTCCATACTTTATAGGACCTGATTTCTACTCAGAAGCAGATGAAATTAACTGGAATGGTAATGGATTACAAAAAAACTTTACTGAAGACGCTATTCGTTTTAGAGCACCATATATCGGAACTGATCAGGTTACTGCAAAGAGAAAAGCGTTAGATTCAAGAATTGACTTTGTACTAGCAATGGAAGATAGTACAACATTAATAACATTGGAAAGTGGAGAAGTTCTTCAATACATTGAAGATGGTATTGGTTACTTTAGTTACTATCCAACAATTCGTGGTGGAACTGCAGAATCATTAACAGTTTCTGCTACTAACAGATATTCATCAACTAACATTAATGATTTTCTTGTAGAAGGTGGTGGGCAAGGATATAAAGTCAATGATAGA